ACATCCCTCTGGTGTTCATAGGCCCCCCTTGGATCATCCCCTAGAGTCCTACTATAATTATCCCTACTCCAGCAGTATCCTTTTAATTGAAAGCCAGCACACCCAACAGTCCTAGCAACATCATACTGCCCACAAGAAGGACAAGGTAGGGTTGTAGGTAGATCCCGTAGATCCACTGGCTGACTCTCTTCCCATACTTTATCACATGCTTTGCAAGTAAAATCATATAGCGGGCTCATAATTCCATCTCGTTTTTAAACTTTTTAGGTTCATCATCCTCAATCTTTCTGGAGTTAAATGATGCTTAGTATGCTCTCCTGCCAGCATCAACTCTAGATTATCTAAACTATTATCTTGTCTACTCTTATTACAATGATGAACAACTTCTCCTCTTTCAAGTTTTCTTTCTAAATATTGCTCCATTATAAAGCGATGTTGATAGTGCTCCTTATTGTCAACCATAATCATTACATAACCACCTGTTGATAGTCTAGGCCCTACTCCTGTTCCTTTTCTAGGACCATTGTGCTTCATTCTACAATGTATACACAACTTTGATCTGTAATCTTTTACCCCCTTGCATATAGGACAGACAGTATTTCTTTCCATTAGTACTCCTCGTCATCAAAGTTCAAGCTAAAGTCGTCATCAGTAAGATCTTCTTCTAGTTCTTCTAGTTCCTCCAGATGCTCTGCTAGTTTAGCTAAGATAATATCTATCTCTTCATAGATTCCTATAAGGTCTTTCTCAATCCTCTCCAATAGTTTCCTTGAAGTCATCTCTAAATAATGTCTCCCATACTTTATATGATTTATAATCCCTGCAGTCACTACAGTAATTAGTCCAGTCTGTTCTATCGAACATCCTTTTCCTATAGTGGCAGTAGTGTTTATCACAGGTTCTTGTAAGGCAATCCCAGGCTGAACAAAACTTAAGTCTCTTATTTTCCAGTACTACCAAAACCTCCAGCTCCTCTCGTAGTAGAAGGTAATTGCTCAACTACTTTTAATTGAGTCCCCTGATAGGACTCTATAAAAGCTATCTGAGCTACGCGATCTCCTACCTTTATATGAATACCTTCAGCACCTAGATTAAACATCTTTATCTTTACCTCTGCAGTAAAATCACTATCAATAATCCCTAGAGATGCAATTGTATCCCCTCTAAAGGCCATAGAAGACCTGTGTGTTAGTAAGCCAAACCACCCTTCAGGTATCTTCATAGCAACCCCTGTAGGTACAACCTCGCTTGTTCCTGGGATTATCAGAATATCTTCTGTAGCATACAAGTCGAAGGCAGCAGCACCAGAAGTGGATCTTGTAGGAACCTGTGCCCTCTCGCTCAGTAGTTGAATATCAATCAATCTATTTCTCCCTCAGAGGTTATATACATTCCGCCTAGAAAGTCTGTCTTATATTGTAAGACGTACTTACAATTCCTGCAGGTCTGTTTGATTCCATGGAGATATAAGGTAACTAGAACTGGTAGGGGTCTCTGTTCTATGTTGTAGTCTCTACCGTCTCCATGGTCTGATACGATGCTGACAGGGGCCTGACACACAGGACAGACCCCTGATATGGTGGTGAAGTTATTCAACAGGGTCTATCATACTATAGTGTTCTAACTTCTTCATAGCTTTACTAAAGATCTCCCATTGTACTAGCTTATGCCCCTTCCTCTGCATTAGAATATTCTGAAGTGTCTTATAGTTAGTGCATACTATTCTCCGTTGTAAGAACCCACAAGGAAGTTTCTTCTTTAAGATTTCTATAGGGATGTTACCATCAATGCAACTATTTAGATGTGCAAGATAAGCTACATCAATACCATCCTCAAAGTCTTTCTTAGTTAACTTCCTCCTCTTCAAGGTATGCATAGTGGATTCAGATTGCTTAGATGTCCCAACTCTGTAAGTGTCGAACTCTGCCCAAAAATCTAGAGGCGCTCTAATATCTATCCACACCATCATACTCTCTAGGAACTTATTGTGACCTCCACCTTTATGTGACAATCGTTCTGCTACAAGGGGCATGATCTCTGCTTTCTTACCGTAGGATAATGAGAGACCTAATAGGGCCTCTTCATATCCAGCTTCTCTTAAAATAGAAACTTCCATTAAAGCCCTCCAGTGATATATTTAAACATCACAAGAAACATACCAGTGCTAAAGATAACTCCTATAAACATTAATACATACAAGATTACTTTTAGAAATAGTTTCATTGTTCTTTATAAAGGTAATGGTTCCACCAGTAGACGTACTGGCAAGTGTCTTCCATGTCATCCATTAGAGTATCTTTATTCTCCTTGAGGAATACCTCATGCTTTAAATAGTAAGATGATCCGCTCTGGCATAGTATAGAATCCTTTACTACATCCTTGACTACGTATATAGATACTCCATTGTATCCTAGAGCACCCATTAGTTATCTTTTCTCTAGACAGTACCCTGCTACCACCTCAACACTCTCAATGTTGTCTGCTCTTAGTGCCTGTAGGAAATCATTAAGTCCTTCTAGTGTTGGAAACTTCTGTGAATACTTACGGCTTGGTTCTTTCTCTACCCAGATCAAATAGTAACTTGGATTCATAGATCTCCTTCTTAGTTTCCCATAGGAATCATACGTGGTACACCATCTAAGATCATACAACAGCCCCTGATAGGACGGCCTAGTTGGGTACGATTGTAAGCAAATGATGGACCTTCGTCTGATATTAGACAACCAGTATCCACACCCCATAGAGTTCTACTACCATTATTAAAAGCAGTGCAACCAAACTTAGTGTGACTGTGACCCAAGCATACATTCTTGTTGAGAATCTTCGAAGCACTAGCAGCACCTCCGCTAACAGTGTGTCGAAATAGCCAATTACTTCTGTTGGAATCTACAGTGAGACTAAGTTCTGTCTTAATCCTCCACCCTTCAGGTGCTCCTATCACATCTAGATATTTAACTAGAAACTCTCTCGGAACTCCAGCAATCCTCGAAGCCTTATAAGCTCTGTCGTCGTGATTGCTAGACAGTATCTCCATATTGGGGACTATAGATGCTAACTCTTGTACGAACTTCCTACCCTTCTTCAGCTCGTCTGTCCATGTGTCCTTATGTTCTATACTTTTGGGATATGAACTAACTGAGTAGATGTCTAAAATGTCCCCTCCGTGTATTACCCGATCCGGTGAGAACTTATTGGCAATATCAGATATAAAATCTAAAGTATCTTTGTGATGATATGGGGCATGTGTATCTGATATAATAAGTACTCGATCATTACTGTGGCGTTTCAATCAGTTAGACTCCTTATAGTGGTTAAGATACTCTTCTATTCTCTTTAGGATTTCGGGATCGTTCTCTACAGTTCCTACAAGACTATTGCATCTTGCACACAGGAGTCCTCTTACAACCCCTGTGTCATGATCGTGATCTACATGATAACTCTTTGAAGAGTTGACATCAACTAGAGTTTTTTCGCATAAAGCGCAGCATCCTAGCTGATTGTTCATCTTATCCATTAGGGTAGATGGATCGATGTTGTACTTTACTCGAAGGTCTAAGAGGCGTCTCTTTTCAGGATGTGCTCTATTATACTTGTTTATCCTTTCCTTAACACGAGGATCATTCTTATATCTTTCCTTAGCTCTTTCCTTCTCATAGTCGGGGTTAAGGTCGTGGAATTTTTTCATTTGAGCTTTATATCTCTCTGGATTGGCAAGTCTCCAAGCCTTTGAGTATGCTCTCTGACACGCTCTACACCTTCCAGAAAGAACCTTTGTCCCGTCTCCTCTTACATGGTGTACGCTAAAGAACTCTGTTGTAGCCTCCATCTCTTCTTCGCATGTCGTGCATTTCTTCACTCTTATCTCCCATAGAATTTATTCTTATACTCCCTGACAGCACCTACGTCCCACTCCCCTCGTAGTATCTGTCTGGGTATAGTAGTTGGAGTTAGATAAAGTATGTCACTCTTCATGCACCACTCAGCTAGAGTCATATAGGTTCCATCCTTTCTCTGCTTACATTGAGTATATGCACGCTTAGTTGGATCACTGAATAGGAACACTAGTTCCTTATCTGGATTGTCTCTGATGACAGCTAAATATTTCTGAGCGTCTGCAAACCCCTTGATAAAGAACCCCTTACACTCAACTAGGACATCCCTCTGGTTTGGATGCACGAAGTCAGGCACGTAGCTATGAGGGACCGTATAGTTTACTATAGCTTCTTTAGGTTCATAGATAAACTCTTCTAGAACCTTAGCCACCACTACCTCTAGTGTACTTTTATATGGATGAATACTAGGTTTCTTCTTCTTAGTATATGGCAATCTCTTACGCCTCCTCAATATAATGCCTCCAGTAAGCTTCCCTCTTCTGTAAGATCCAAAGTAACTCACAGTTTTCTCTCATAAATTGTTTCCAGTAGGAACCAAATCTTAATTGATATTCATGCTTTACTAGATCAAACATATCGAACTCATCCCTCACAGAATTGACAGCCTTCACACAGGCACTCTTAGGTCCTATCCCATACAGTCCTAAGATGTTATCCGTTGGATCACCTGTCAGCACCTGTGAGTAGAAGGACCTATTAGCCTCTACTTCAGTGATCCACTTACAGGTTTTCTTTACCCAGTTATAATGCACACCGGGGATACAATTAAGATCCTTATCTAACGTAGCAATGATAGTCTTCTCAGGATCATGGTCTAAACCAATAGCATCATCAGCCTCTATACCACTAGATATACTAGCATTGTATACTTCTACTAGGAACTGTCTGACATTATCATAGTGGAATGGTCTCTCAATGGTAGATCTATTCCCCTTGTAGGGTAAGATAGATGCTGTCTGATACCTGAAGTTACTAGCACCTGACAGGTATACTTGGTAAGGAGAATCTATAGGGTCTGTAATACCTTCAATGTAGGACATGACAGATTTCCTACAGGATTCCCATGGTTCAGGAACCTTACTGAAGATAACAGAATCCTCATTGGTTCCATCTTGCTTTAAGACTTCATTAAGTTCTGTTTTAGATGTGTAGATAGATCCCTTATAGGACCATTGGTTTCCCTCGCAGGAACCTGCTACCGCATAGACTATTATGTCTCCATCAATTAGTAGCTTCACGGCTTCACTATTTCCTCATAGAACTTACAGCACCTAAAGGCAGCTTCAATATCTGTGAACTTATATCTCCTGTCTGGAGAAACCCATTGTCTATTCTCCCTGAACCACCCCCTCTGCTTAATATAGTTGAAGCACCTTACATACGTAGATTCAAAGCCTTCAAGTTCAGATACATCCAATAGTTTCACCTCTCCTGGTTCTTCTTTAAACCACCAGTTAAAACTGTGAGACCACTTGGATCTCACAGCCCTTCTAGATCTACTAGTACTCATCTTCCACTAAGGATTCTTCCTTCTCCTTCTTTGGTAAAGCTACAGCTTCGAATTCTTCTCCATCAGGAGCACTTCCTGTTCCATCACCATAAGGAATCAGGTTGAGTACTTGCACAGCCTGGAAGTCTGCACTGGTACCAGTACCAAAAGAGTTCTTCCATTCATATACTTTAAATTGAACTATAACGTCAGAACCATTGCCAATGATAGCATCCAGTGGTTCTCTATTTGCATCAACTACTTTAGGTTTTGGATTAGGCTCTCCAGTTTTCTTATTAGTTGCCCCTCTCTTGAATTTATATTCAAAGACACCTTCATCATTACGCCTAACCTTTAACCCTACAGCCTTTAGTTTCTTTGCTTCCTCATCATCCATCTGAACAGAGATACGATAGACTGGTTCAAATTTAACATCAGGGGTATTAGTGAAAGCCCAGAAAGATTTCCCTTTTACTAGCATATTATTTATTCTCCTTAGTAAGTTTTTCTTCTAATTGTTTTAGTAGTTTATTACGGGTAGTGCGTGTTGTTGTAACTCCCTTGTGGAACTCTTTAGCTATAGGCTTTATCCCTCCATCTCCTATGATAGTTCTCCAATAGATTGCTTTCTCATACTCACCTTCAGGTTCTAAAGAATCCACTAGATCATACAGTTCTCCTTCATCTTTACGTTCTTCTTTAGTGTCGGCTATATTACTGTATTCCTCTATATGTACCTCATGGTACTCTACTACTGCTAATCTTTGTATCTCACTGTATAACTCTCCTCTCATCCTTGCAGATGCATAAGTTTTAAACTGAACTCCCCTTGTAGGATCAAACTTTCTTTCAGCTTCTGTTAGGGCTAGAGCAGCTACACCAATTAGATCATCCTTGTGTGCTCTATACTTTGAATACTTCTTGATCTTCAAGAGTGAGTTAACAACTACCATTACTAAACCCCAATGAGACTCTACTAGTGTCAACTTAGTACCTCTCGTGCTTTAATTACTTTTAGAGCACATAGAGATAACTGTTTCTCTAGGTGCTCTAGTCGAGCTAATAGGGGCTGAAGGTCTTCATGCTTTACCCAGTCTCCTGTCTCATCTTCGTCTACTTGCATCCACATCTCTAGATAAGAATCTTCATGTTCATTTTGTGGACGTATGGTATATCTTTTTATAGTGAAATCTTTTAGATTAATATCCATTTAGGTCTCCTTATAACCTTTCATCCTACAGGTTCCTACAT